AAAGATTTCTACTTGCATCTAAAACATTATTGGCTGTTGAGTTTCCAGACTCTAAAAATTCATAATAACCTTCCATGAAGGCTTGAAACAAAGGTGCATCTGATCTTATAAAATCTGGTAGCTGCTGACCTATCTGAGAAGATATTTTATCTGAAACAGCCATTAGTACACCAGATTAGTTACACCACCTGTAGATCCTGTTGATAAGATTCTAGCTGTTTCACTTGTAATAGTTTCAGTTGTTCCTGCAGTTGTAATATTAGAAACACTTGACTCTACAACACCCGTTGAATCGTTTACAACATCAATGGAGGCTTTTGATATTAGTAAGATCATGTTTCTAGCAGGAGCTATGTCATTAATTGCTGGTTTAGCATTGACCTCTATAGTATCAGAACTTGTTATGATCACACTTTTTATTGTAACTAATCCTGAACTATAATCTACCGTTCCAGCAGATGTATTTAAATAAGTTTTATTGTTTTGAGAATCTAAATAATAAATTCTTAATATTCCATTACCATCATCATCTAAGAAACATGTTTGATTTTGAAAAGTAAAAGAAGTACTTGATACAGCTCCATAATGTCCTGCATGTGGGTTTGAAATACTATTGTTAAATGCAATACTATATGATGTTGTAATGTTTTGATTAGGACTAAATCTTTTCATCATTCTATAAGTAATATTTGCACCCAATATACTTGGATCGCTTGATACCATATCATTTACAAAATTACTTTCTCTAAACTTTCTATCAAACAAACTTAAATCGGATGTTTCAAAATCAACAACAGCTTGTGAAACTTTATCAGATATTGAACCAGCTGTCAATGTCGTTTGACCAACATCATATCTTATAGTGATACTTGGTACAACATATAAGTAAGTTGCATCAACAAATGTAGGTGAAATAGTTACAACATTTTTAGAAGTAAGTAAAGTAGTCAATTCTGTTTTTCTTTGATCTGATAATAGATTACCACCAGTTGGTTTAGCTGCAATATAAACTTTACCATATATTGGTGGATCATTATCTTCTCCACCCCAAACACTTACAGCTTGTAAGTCAGGTGCTTCTGCAAGCAATGTTCTTGCATAATCGTTTTTAATTACAGCTCTATTTTGTCTTTGAAAACTTTTAGGTGCATTAAATTTAATACTTGAAATAGATTCAGCATTAGCTCCACCAAATGCTGAGTTTGCAACTGTTACTGTAAATGTGGATTGTCCTCCTATTGTTGAAGGTGCAGTAAAGTTATTTGCTCCATTTGTAGCTGTTCCATTAACAACATTATAATCGGCAATTACTATATTACCGTTATCTAAAGCTGTACCTAGTACACCATCTCCAAATAATAATTCATATTTTCCATTTTCATTTTCTTGTACAAAGTAAACATTACTATTTGCTGTTACATCAACTATATTGGTTGCTTCTACAAATGTTCTAAGTGATGTATTTGAAGTGCTTGTTTGAATTTTTATTTTAAGCGTTGTTGTATCTGCATTATTATTATTTAATACAAATCTTTGACTATCATTATTTGTATCTACTGTAAATTTTTGAGTTACTGGTTCACCTTCTTTTATCACAATAGTATTACTAGTATATCCAGTTGATTGCAATAATACATAAGGTTGTCTTGTTGTAAATTTATATTGTATTCCGTCTATTGTTGAAGTAAATAATGTATTAGCACCTATAGTCAAACTAACTACATTTGTTGAAGGTGTAACTGTAACATTTAAAGTTGCTGATGATCCTCTTGCTGATGTTGGTGTATATCCTAACATTTTAGCTCTAGCTACTACATTGTTTCTAACTTGAGCACTATCAAGAAACATTTCATTACCTACCATATTAACATATACAGCATTATAGTAAGTATTATAAGCTAACAGATCAATTATATTAGATAAAGCACTTCCTTCAAAATCATAATCAGTAAACTGAGGTTTACCTCTTAAAAAATTTTTAAGATTAGTCTTAATACTATTAAAGTTAAGATCTGTAACTCTTATTGCACTATTGGCTTTAGCCATTATCTAACCCTCGTTAAAAAGAAACTGACTACTTCTGGATCAGTTTGATTGACAGCTCTAAATTTAATTGAAACTTCTATTGCATTTCTATCTATATTTTCAACAACAAAAACATCAATTAATTCTGCTCTTGGTTCATATTCCCTGATTACATCTTCTATATCTGTTCTAATATCAACTTCTATTTCACTTCCATTACTTGCTAAATCAAATAATCTTGATCTTATATTACCACCTAAAAATGGTTGATATGGTCTTTCACCTTTGTCAGTTAATACTAATGTTTTTACTGCTCTAGCAATAGCAGCATTGTTTGTTAAAGTATTAATTTTTCTAGTGACTGGATGCTTGTCAAAAAGTAAATCAACATCTCTATAAACAACATTTCTAATTACTGACACTTTATCTCCTAATTATTTTTCATATCTTGGATTTCTTTGCGTCTATCTTTACATAGTTTCGAAATCTCACTCAATGCTTTTCGAGCTCTAGTACCGGCGCTTTTATTTCCTGATACAGCCTTTTCATTCTCATTAGTATAAGTATTGAAAAGACTTACTAAAGTTTCATGTATATCCATAATTATCTCCTTTTACATTATTTATGTGTTTAACCAGCGAATACGTTATCAGAACCTTCAGCAACTGAAGTACATGCTGATATTGAATCTCCTATACGACCACATCCTTTGTTATTGACAAATACAGTAGTTGATCCAGTTGCAATTGGTGCAGCATGTGATGGACAAGGTAATCCTGGTAACAAGTGTACATTATTGTTATCTCCTTGTCTTGATACAGCTATGTTGTTAACATATACATTTGGTGAATGTTGTTCTCTTACAGGTGTAGAACAATGTGTAACATCTCTATCACCCTTTCTTGTTACTGCTTTACTCGACATCTGACTCTCTCCTTAATAGTTCGTGTAATTTATTATCAAACTCTTCAATCATTTTATGATCTTCTTCACTATGTGGTGAAGGTGGATACTCTGGGTTATATTTTAACAATCTATAAAACTTATCTGGTATATCATCAAAGTTATCATATTCAATAATACTCTTATCAAACATTTTTATTCTATATGAACCTTTCATTTTAATCCTTATTTAAGTGAATTTCTTCACCATAAATTTCAACATTATCAGATACTCTTGTTACTTGTTTACCACTATAATTTTCAGATACATCACTTGAGACTGATTCTGATTTACTTGAATTATAAGTTTCTGTAACAGATCCAGTTACTGTTGTACCTTTTGTTCCTCCAACACTTTGTGTAAAGTTTACATTACAAGTTTCTGATTGATTCTTATGAACCGTTATAGTATTGTTACCATGGATAGTTTCATATTTGTTTCCATTAACTTGTACTTTCCAGTTTCCTTTTATGTAAGTATGACAATGACTATCAATAGTAAGATTACAAGTTCCTTTTATATGAACATTATCATCACCAGCTATAATTGTATAGTTATTTCCAACTACTCTTGTTGTCTTTATACCAGCTTTATCTATTTCATAGAATGTTCCTGTTTTATGATACTCATGTATTCTTTCATTGTGTGTAGTATCATCAAATTCTTTTATATGTCCACTCTGTGTAGCAAATACATGATTGTTTGGATAAACAGCTGCATATGCACTAGGAGGTTCATTCCATGTGTAATCTGTTTCCCAATGTTTACCAGCTGGATCCATCATAGCGGTTGGTACTGATAATGATCTACCATTATTCTTTGATGCAATTACACCATGAGCATTATTAGCATCATTACGAGCCAATCTATTTGTATCTGGTTCGTGTGCAACTGTTGGATATCTTCCTTCTGGATCATTAAACCCGATATTCTTAGTATTTTCATCAGCTTTGTAACTTGGTATTCCTGGAATGGATCCTAATACCATTGGTCTTTGTGCTTCTTGTCCATCAAGGAAAAAACCAAGTACCCAACTCCCTTGCTTTAATCCATTAGGTGATGTTCCTATTCCTGAAGCTGATGCATTGTTAGCTGGCATCATTACTTGAGCCCAAGGCAAATCTTTTGTAGGTATGACACTTTTATTAGAAACATGCCAATCATAACATCTCACTTTAACTCTACCAGTTTTAAGTGGATCCATTATATCTTCAACTACTCCAAAGAACCAAACAAAACCATTTAGTCCTAAATATTCTTTATCAAAAGTTTTACTTGTCATTATCTTCCTGCCATAAAGCTAGCGGTTGTATTTTTTACTTTAGTTTCTTTAGTACCCAATGCTTTTTCTCTAACAACTTCTATAGTATCTCCATAACTATCTTTAATGGCTGTTATTACTGTATTGTAACTTGTTTGTCCTTGTCTATATGTTTGTCTTAGACTTGTAATCAAGAATTTTGGAACATGCTGTTGTTTACCAGGATCACCAGTACCAAATAATACTTGATACTTAGAATTTTTTGGATCACCTAAGTTCTGTGGTAAGTAAACGTATATTGTTTGACCAACTGTAATATCACTATTACCTGGTACAACAAATGATATCATTAAGTTATCTAAGATTGCTTTACCTGAAATTCTTCTATTCAATAATTCATGTTTAATTCTTGGATTTGCAACTTTAGGATCTCCACTCTTTATGTTTGATAATCTTTCATTAGCATCAGAGTTTTTGATTGTACCATT